CGGATGACCACCCGCCGAGTAAAGCACCGTGTTCTTTCCTTGCGATGACGCCTCGACTGACGTCCGCAACGTGCTTTTGATAAAAAGAGCCATGATTAACCCTCGGACAATGCGCCGTCTTGTTCGTCGGCAGTTTCACTCAGTTCAACCTCGTCCTCGCTCGGGGTGGCCTGTACGTGCGGCCAAAGCTGGATGATGATGGCGTTCGGATCAAGCGCAGCAAAGCCGCCACCGGTTTCCGAGACAATGCCGGCAGAAACGTCGTCAACTTCGATTACGACCGGAAGCGGAGTTTTTGCCGGGATTACCACGGTGCCGACATAATTACCTTCGTCGGATTCGGCGTAGGACAAGTCGTCAAGCTGGCGAACTTCGACGTGGACAATTTTCTCGTCTTGCCGAGCATCGCAATCAACAGATACGCCAGCGACGGTAACAACAGAGCCGACGACAGAGACATTGGCGACCGGTTCAGTCGAGCGCCCCATGAGAGTGATAATAGCCATTTGTTACCCCTTTTCTTAATACTTGCCGACGGCGTACCAGCGGAGAACAATGTCGTCTGCCGCTGAGTTGATGAGAATCCCGAAACCGTTATAGGCACGCGAGGTGACCACGACGTTGTCAGGAGAGCATGGCGCACCGACCGCCGACACGATGTCGAAATACAAGTTGTATTGGTTGTGCGGGAAAGCGTTGATGGCCTGATAGAAGTACGGAGCGGCGCTAACCAATTGCGGGTAGCGAGGCTCAACACGACGAGCAGTTGAGTCGAGGATGACCGTCACATTGGCAAGGTGGGCGTCGGTCGCGTCCGTGTTGTTGGCCGGGACAACCAGTCGCGCCAGCTTCACAGAGCCGACAGGAGCCGCGTCGCCAAGCTGAGTGCAGGCCAAGCGCCAGATACCATTTGCCTGCTGGTACATATAGGCAAAGCAGGTAGCAGCAAAGCCGGTGCTGTTTTGCGGAACAGAGGCCGCGTTGTTTGCCGGCTCGACGCCGTAGATGCGGCCTTGCACAAAAATCCGACCTTCAGCGAGGTGCAAGTTGCGATTTGCCGTCACCGATTTGGTGATGTCGCAACCACGAATGACGCCGCGATTCACAAAGGTAACCTGACCAGATTGCATGCGACGGGAAACGATATTGCGAATTTCCTGAGTCGCCTGCCCTACTGAGTCAATCAGACCCATGTGCATGGCGTAGGTCGCCTCAAACTCGGCAGGATCGACAACGCCGAACGATGCCAGCTTGGCCGACATGGATGCATAAGCACCGCGAGCGGCAATAACCTCGTCAGCGACGGATTTCAGCCACTTGGTGCGGTTTGCCAGTTGCTTGTGCGGAAGGTTATCAACGCCATCCTCGCCGCCCTTAATCGGGTCGGTTTCTTCAAGCCGGTAGATGCCAGATTCCCACTGGCTAAGTTCAGATACGCTAAACACGGATCACCTCAGTAAAGTAAACGCCAAGAACCGGAAATCGACATATCCGAGTCCTTGATCAAAGCACCCGCCGTCCGAACCTTGCGAGCAAATAACGTCCCGGCGGAAGTGATCAAACCGAACTCACGAATCTCAAGGCCATTGGCCTCGGCCGTCGAAAGCGAGAAAGTAAAGGACACCGAAGTGGTCGTCGGATATGAGCGAGCGTCGATGGATTTGATGAATGAACCGGTCAAGGCAACATTGCCGGGCGCAGCAGCGCTACCGTTCGTCCCGAATCCGATCTTTGCAATGCTTCGACCAGAAACATCGCCGCCGAGCAACTTGGTTACGATTTCACGACCAAGATCGACAATCAGATTATCGTCCTCGAAATGCTCCACAAGAACGCCATGCCGAAAAACGTCGATGGCAAAGATGCCTCGCGCCTTATCGTGCTGATCGGAAAGTTGCATCGCTGCCCCCATGATTAAACTGAGGGCAATCATGCTGTCACGACAACCGCTAGACCATGTCCGCGTAGGTCGAGTGATTCGCATACCGCAATTTGCCATTGCGGGCGAACTTTGACGAGTGAGTGCCGCGAACCGTGATGTTCATCGATATATCGCTGAACGCCATATCACGCAGACCAGAGCGAGCAAGCCGCCCGTTTCTTGTCCCGTGCCCTGAATATTCAAGTTCGGCGATGTGTGACTCAGGCCAGTACAGGGAAACTTCATGCTCGAGTTCTTCAGCCGGGAAACCATAAACAACAGCCCCGGCGCGAAGGACAGAGCCGTCACGGACATGGGGGCACAGGCGATCGAGGATGGGATACGTCGCCCCAAACGACATCGAATCAGAAGATGGAGTGGCTTGATCTGAAATACCGCCAGACGCCCGAACTTGCCGCAATGATGTGCCAGCGGCACGGAAGCGTTCGACAACCTGAACGACCTTGGAGATCGACAACGAGATCGACTCGCCGGCAATTAGGTCAACATCAGTCTCGACATCAAACTGGTTGTGGTAACTGCGGACAATCGGGCCGTGGCGACGAACGCCAGAAAACATGATCGAACCATCGCGCCGGCCGTACTTATAGACGGTTTCAACCGGGGCATCAGTCACCCGAACAGGAAAGCGCTGACCAAGCGAATGACGAACAGCTTCCTCGATCGAGATGTTGTTGTTTTTTGGCTTGAGAACCTCGTAAATAATCCGAGCGCCATAGCCAGCATCGACCTCGCCATTGTTTCGAGGAACCCCGTAATACCCGCCGAGTTCATCAAGCCATTCATCCTCCGCCGACTTGATACTCATCTGCGCCGGCATGGTCTCGATGTTTGTCTTTGCGGCCTTCAAAGCCTTTGACGCGGCATCAAGGAACGTCCAAACCAGCGACGAGAAAGCGAAGAGTTCAACAGTCTCGCCTGCGCCAGCCGACCCGCTCCCGTCCAACAAGCACATAGCCGATAGATTGCCGGCTTGTGGATCGTAGTAGGACACGCTCAAAGCGGAGAGCCGATCAATCCGATGCTGAAGCTGGTAAATCGTCACCGTCGAAAGATCGAAGGTGGAAACCCCGGCACCATGCTCGACAACCATCAGCGTGTCGAGAATCCGCCATTTAATTGCCGACGTTCCAGAAAAGGACAGGACGCGAAAATCCCCGGCTCCTGAACTGAATGACCGATACAGGTAACCGTAAAGTTTGCTGGTCAGTTTCATGGTTAGCCTAAAACAATGTTTCCGGGCATGATTTTGGCACCCCGAGCATTGGCAGCAACGTCGCCAGCCGGAGAGGTTAGTGCCACGTTATAGATGCCCGGAATGTTCATCATTATGGCTATGATTTCAGACCGAATCGCCGGCCGTCCAACCTTCAAATTCAGAAGGTAATCACGCACAGCATTGGTTACAGCCAGTCGAACGACCGCATGATTTGTACTCGGGTCAAAAGCGAGCGACGCCTGAACATCGACAACCACCTCGTCCGCTGCCGCGACATTCACAATAATGCCCGCCGCCTTCCAGCCATGAACCGGCGTCCCGTCCTCGAGTCGATAACCGTCAATGATTTGCTTGGCAAGGCCAACAAGCTCAGGAGAGGCAACGCCAGACCCGTTGTGGATGTAGCATTCAACAAGGCCGATCGGGTACTCAGGATCAGTCGTGTATGGCTCATACACCGTCGCCTGACTTACCGACTCGATCACCTCGCCGTTTGCGTTTTTGATGGTTGCTGACATGGCACCGTACTCGATCGACTTGACCGTACCGCGAGGAAGGGTGGAGACATAGCCCTGAAAACGAATCCGACGATCGTCGTCGTTTTCCTCATCAGCACCATTCACAAAAGGATTGATGTTAGTAACCGAGTCGATCCCGGCAACTGGCGTCATGAGTTCGGTCAGCGTTCCAGCTAGGGTGTTGGTGGCAACACCACCGCCCGAGCAAAACGACAGCACATCAACAAACTTGTCGCCAGCATGAAGAATTGCGTCGTCGCCTGTTGAATAGCGGTACCGCCCGCCCGGGGAAGAAACAACCGTACCGGTCGGGATCAGGATATCAGCCGGAGCCGGCGTCAGGCGCGAGTAGCGGATCAGTCCGCTGGAACCAATCGCTGGCATCCGATCGAACCCGAACGAGGTGAACACGGACACCGGGATGGCCTCTTTCAAGCCATGAAACATCTGCTGATAAAGCTCGTCAATTTCAATGGCCGGCGCCTCGATCAACGTCCGGGCAACGCTCCCGACATTGAAGTCGGTAATTTGATTCTGAGTCCCGCGCATGTGGTTGATCATGCCGGCCGTTATAGACCTGAAATCTTTTAGTTGGAACATTTCGCAAAACCTAATACAGTCACAGTTATCAAATCATTAAGTCACGACACAAAAACATGGGAAAACTAATCGACTTAACGGGGCAGAGATTCGGCAAGCTGACTGTTGTGCGACGCGAAACAATTGGCGAACAAAACACAGCTAGACCAAAGTGGGAGTGCGATTGTGATTGCGGAACTGCGGTTATTGCAGAGGGTGCGAATCTGCGATCAGGGAACACAAAATCATGTGGATGCGGGCGTGTCGACGCTGCGAGCAAGGTGCGCCCGGGGATGCGGTTCGGAAGCCTCATTGTTCTTACAAGAGATGGCTCAAAACGTTACGGAAAGGTAAGCCTAAGTAAATGGCATTGCGCTTGCGACTGCGGGAAGTTCAAGTCTGTTATTGGAATGAGCCTGATCAATGGAGATACAAAATCCTGCGGATGCGCTTACAAGAAAGCATCCGCACTCAGGGCTGATGCACAAATCGAGGACTTGTCCGGAAAGACATTTGGATTCCTGATCGTAGTTGATCGCGCATCAAACGCCGGTAGCGGGAACATGAAATGGCTATGCGCTTGCGCGTGTGGGAATCTGACAATCGTTGCAGCGAGTTCGCTAAAACGCGGAGCGACAATTTCATGCGGATGCAAATCAGCCACAGGGAAGGCGTATCGACCGGACGCAATACGCCTGCGAGCAAATATTCATACGGCACGACGGAGGGCTGCTGTGCTGTCGGCGGGAGTGTCGTTTAATACTGAATTGTTCGAGCTAGTTGAGATCGAGGCTTACGGACTGGCTCGCCTACGAACAGAGATGACAGGAGAAGAATGGGAAGTCGATCACATCGTCCCGCTTCAATCTCAGTTAGTATGCGGACTGCACAATGAAAACAATTTATGCGTCATTACTAGAAAATCAAACAATCAGAAACTAAACTTGATCTGGCCGGATATGCCAAATACTCCTACAGGTCAATGACAAGCCGTTCCATCCGGCCAACAATGGGATGAAACTCGCACTCGACGCGACACTGATCGCCTACGACGTCAGCCTGAATTTTCTTGACATCCTGAACCCGGGGGTCTGATTTCACGGAAGCCTTAACGTAGGAAGCAGCGAACATCGCCTGTATCGGCCCGGAAGTTGCCCCAAGCAACGAACGAACATCGCAGCCGTAGGTCGAGTGAAACAGCAATTCACCAGTATCGGTCAGAACCTTGTGGCGAATGGCCTGAACAAGATTCTTGGTGCCAGAAACCAGTTTTATATCGCCGGCATCAGCCTGAATGTCGCCATTCTCAAGCAAGCAATCGCGCTCGAAAATAAGCTCTCGATCGTCTGCCGATTCCGAATACTGAAGGGAACCCGGAACCTTGAGCAAGTCACCATAAAGAGCGACACGACCGCCTGCCCTTTGAAGCGGATCGCCAGTGACGTAGGGTGGGATCAGCTTGTTGATATTGACGATTTCAGTCCAGCGCTCCGCACTCCCAAGCGTGCGAGCAGCAAGCGACTGCAAGGTCTCATTGTTGTTCAGCGAGACATAGCGTACCCCGTCAAGTTGACGATCGAACTGGCTCATGCGACTGCCAGCCCGTTATTCACGGCACGAACATCAGCAACCATGCCGTTGACGCCGTTTTTATCCTTGACACCAATAATGTCTAGGTTTTTCAGCCGGTCAAGCGCTGACGTTGCCATGCCAATCTGCCCCGTTGATTGCGGTGATGCCGACGGAACCCCATAAAAAGGATTGACGTTCGACAGCGGAGAAAGCGGACGACCGCCACCGGTTGACGAGCAGTTTGATGCGCCGTACATGCTCGAGTAATCAGGCATCGTCAAAAGATTGCCGAACATGCGCTTGATGACGCAGAACGCCGTGGTGAAAGCGCCAGCAACCTCCATCAAGCGGGCTTTGATTCGAGCAGGGATAGACAATATGCCGTTGATCGCATGAAAAATATTGGCTCCGGCTTGGGATAAATTGACCGCGACGCGGATCAGTGAAGAAGCAACGCCGTCAATTGACCGCTGGATTCGACGTACTTGATTCAGGACATTGGCCGTCAATTGCATAAAGCCGCGAACAGGCCCGGCAATGTTTGTCTCGATCCAAGAGCCGATCCCGTCGATGGCCTCGGTTATGGTGTCGACAGCATCCGTCAAACCCTTCATGCCAAGGTCGAAAAGTTCAGAACCGGACGGCAGTTTAGGGAACTCAGGAACAACAACCCCCTCCCGAGAAACGAGAAGTGAAATGTTATACATCACCAGAAGCGGGCGTGATTTATTCCGCTTTAAGGTGAATGACTGCGGAGCCACCTCGCAAACGATATCGTCAAGGCGATCCGCAAAGTACAAATGGACGTCTTGAGGATCGAGGCCATTCAGCAGCGCATTGTCGCGGCGAGAGTGCCACTGAGTAAAAACCGTGTCATACAGGAACTTGAACTCAGCAATACCGTCTCGACTGCTCGAGCCTCGCCAGCCGGTGTGGCCGGAAATCTGAATCGACGCCATGCCCGGGCCAAAATTATCGACCCAAGCACCGCCAAGTGTCTGCGTTGCATTCAGCCGAGAAGCCTGCGGGCGTGACAAATCCTCCGGGCGAATAACTAGCGGCGCGAAGATTGGCAACCCATCGACCGTATCATCCTTGAGGACAAAACCGATCGGGCGCTCTCCGGATTTTTGCGAGGAAGGATTCATGGATTCAATGTACCGTCACGACGTCAGGCCGAAGGCGGAGAAGTTGGCCCGCCAAAATCGTTTTCTGGATGGACATGGCCCATGAGGCTGATAGAGCCAGCGGTAACGTCGTTGATGACATTGAGAGGCCCAAGCATCTGACAGTTGCCGCCCGCCCCGCCCTTGCCTTGTGTCAGCGGGCCATTTATCACGGTGTTTCCGTTGAGCGTTATCGTCGGTGCCGTCAGGGTCATGTTTCCGCCAGACGTTACGTCCGTAGTCCCGCCAACTGTTGCCGACGCGTTCCCGCCGACAGAAGCCGTCAAATTGCCGCCTATGTCAGCCGATAGATTGCCGACGTTCTTCTCTACGATATTGCCGCCCGGGTCGATGTTTAGCGAGGCAACCTCGGCCCCGGCGTTCTTCACCGACAGATGAACATGCACCGCTTTGTTCGTGTTTTTGCTGATTTTCCACAGCTTGTCGAAGTCGCGCCCGGTCAAGTCCTCATGCGCCGGGGTTTCGCCAATGCGGAGGAACGTGCCGGAAGGATGATAGACCTCAGTATTGCCGGCCTTGTCGATGGTCAAATACACATCCGAGGCATGCCGATAGACCATGCGATCAGCGTCCTCAAACATCAACTGCGAGACATGGGGGAACAGGAAGCCGAGGCAGACAGGAATACCGCCGATGAAACCGATCACCGCAGCCGACTCGCGCTCGCCAATCACCTCCGTCGCCTTGTCCTTTGAGCCGCCGCCCAGCGCCGGTGAGGCCATGTCGTTGAAGCCAGTATTTGTCGTAGCAGCGCCAGACATTGTCCGGACACCGAACAGGCGACGGCCGTCAGACAGCAGGGCGACATCAACCGTATGCGACTCCCAATGGACAGCAATAACGCGGGCAATCTCAAGCATCGCCATAAACTCCAGAGGCATCCATTTCGTTTAGGAACGGATATCGATCGCTTTGAACGCGATTGATGAACCCGGTACCGCGCTCAAACTGAACCGTCGTCATAAACCCTTGGTACTGGATGAACTCATGGTCGACGTGCGAAACATAGACCCGGCTCATTACATTGCTCCGCAATACGTTCAGAAACGCGCCAGCTTTGATTTTCTCGTTGCCATGAAGGCGAAGGGTGCCACGCTCAAAAACAACCGCGTCCTGCGAAGCCCGGCGAAGCGTGTCGATCTTTGACAACCGCCATTCTTCCTCGCTCGGATAGTCATCCGCCTGCTTTTCCTTCCTGCGAGCATCGCCACCGCTCCATTTCGGAGAGCCAAGCTGAACGGTCGTGTCCATTTGCCGAATGCCGTACAGCTGCGGGTCGCAGTTGTCGTGGTCAGCCACCGGAGCAAGTTGATCCTGCAAGCGCAGGAACATATCGCTGCTCATAATGTGGTGCGGAACCCGAACCCAAAACAGATTAGCAACCGTCGAATCGGAGCGCGACGAGGAAATCGAGACAATATCCCGGTCGTAAATCGTCTGCTCTTCGGGGAACCACCCCTTGTTTGTTTCATCGATCAGTTTGCCATCTGGCGTGATGAACGGGGTCGGGCGGAACACCACGGCAACATCATCGTCCCGGTCGATTACGAACAATTCATTGAACCCGGACGACACATCGCAGAACGTGGATAGCAGGCTGTACACGCTCGCGCCGCCCGGCCAAGCATTCACGTTCGGCCCCGAGATAGTCCCAAGCGCCGACGCCTCGGTTGTAAGTTTCGTGAAAGGCCGGCTGGTGGCAGAGCCATACCACGGCATTTGCTTGATGAATCCATCAATGATTTTCGACACGACATCGCCGACGAATTCAGACGCCGACATGAAGTTGGAAACGTCGATGTTGTACTTTTGCAGGAACTGGAAGCCGTGGATGATGTTGTCGCCAACCGAGGCGTTATTCAGGTAGATCACCTGAAGAATCTGAAATATTTTGCCGTAATCCTGCCCGCCGATCGTGACATGGCGGATCGGCTTGCCATCGTTACCCATTGCCTCTACGCGCTGAATATCCGAGACAAAACCGCGCATTACCACCGGGAGCGAATAGCCCTCTTCCGGCTTGGAGTACAGGTAAGGGTCGTGGGCAAAGCGAATCTCGATCAAGTCCATCGGCTCGATCAGGCCATAGATTGACTCGAAGAACTCAGAAGCCCGAGGGTCTGAAAAGTTCTTATACATCGCATCGATCAGCGTGATGGAGAACGCGCCGGCCGGGTCTTTTACGCCCTTGGAAACACGGACGGCGCTGCCTTCACCGATGTAATCAGTAAGGTCAATCTCCTTGATTTCAGCCATCCGGCGAGAGGCCGGGAGGTTATCCGCAGCCTCAAGCCGATAGATGACCTTGATCAGCTTAACCGTGATTTTCGGTTCAAAGACTTGGATCATGCACTCACCAGTCGCGGGGCAGACACGCCAGTACGAAGGATCGGTTCAGCGATCTGACGGCCTGAGTGGTCTTGCAGTTGGAATACGCCCTCGAAGCGCATCGGATCGAACCCGAACGTGCCAGAGCCGCCGCCCATACCAGATGGAACCTTGTCCTGATACGACACTTTCGACAAAGGAGAATCGACGGGCGGAGCCACATTTTCGGGCAACTTGTCGGTCGGGGCAGAGATGGCCGTGGCCGATTTCTTCGGAGTGGCATCGGTCGCAGCCAAGGAAGGCGCGGAATCAAGCCTTGATAACTTTGCGTCCCCGGAGTATTTCTCGGCGCGTTTCTTTGTCTCTTCGAGATATTTGTCAGCCGTCGTGCCGTTGCCGTCGCCTTTTTTGCCAAGACCGAGATAGCGACGGCGAGCCTCGTCCCAGCTTCCGGTTTGCTTGTAAAGCTGGGCTAGATATTTCGTCCCGCCGTCAATGTTTCCATCGAGGTCTTGCCGATCAACACCAAGACCTTTTGCCGTCTTGTCCATAAGCTGCATCGGGCCAAGGGCACGGTCACCGTAGTGAGCCGACTTTTTATCGGTCACCAATTTCCCGTTGAAATTCTTAAACCCTGACTCATAGTCAGCAACGCCGAGAGCGACTTCAGCAGGAACGCCGTGGCGTTCAGCCGCAGCCCTTACCTTTGCCTTGATTTCGTCCGGCTTTACGCTTGTGGAGAACCGAGGCCCGATTCCCGGGATCGTTCCACGGCTATCGCCATCGAGAACAGCCTGATGCTGCGACTGCATGTCTTCGCTTACCGGGTCGGTTGTGCCATTGGCTTTAGCCGCAGCAGCATCCCTAGACTTTCGATACTCGCCCACCTTTGTGTCGTAGCCCGAGTTTGCATCGGCGATTTGTTGCTCGTAGTCCTCCTGTGTCGCCTTCAGCGCAGCCATGCGCTCCGAGCGCGGCAGGTTTGCAACGATGGCGTTGTGCCGAGCCTGACGCTGCTCAACAGCCGACTTGATGGCAGACTTGCGCTCATCGTCGTGGGGCTTCATGGCCCACTTTTCCTGCTGGGCAAGCAGCGAGGTGGGGTCGCTCTTGATCAACATAAGGACGGCATAACGGATGCCAGTCGATATGG